TTAACATTCCCTGTCTTTTTGTCGTATTCTCCTGACCTAAGAATCCTAGCTACTCTAGCTTGGCAAAGGGCTTCCTGTTCCCCAAACCCTGCCTTTTTAAAAGCACCCTTAACAGCTTCCCACATACTCTCAATCTTTGTCAACCCGGCCAGTACTGCCTCAGCCTTTTTGGGGCCAATCCCCGGACAGCCTGTGTAATTGTCGGCTAAATCCCCTGTAAGCGTTTGCGTCATAAACGCTCGATCAGCATCAACTTCGCTTACTTCAAAAACACCATCTTCAGGCTTGTTCCAATTATAGTGCCTTCCCGGTACGCTTTTAAAATCCTTATCCAAAGAAACAATTATTCCTCCATCTTCCAACGCCAAAAGCGAAAGCACATCGTCAGCCTCGATGTTTGGAAGATGAACAGCTTTATAGGTGTATATAAGATGCTCCCTCACTTCCCCAAGGGCTACAGGCTTACGCATCTTTTTCCTGTGCTCTTTGTATGCTGGTAAAATCTGCTTACGAAAATTATTTGAACTGCTAACAGCAACAACAACTTTATCTGCCTTCAGCAAATCCTTAAGCTCCTCAATAAACACATCAGTACGCTTTTTAGCTTCCCTTACATCAGCGTGAAGCGTCCAAAAATCATTACCCCAATCCGTGGACTGCTCAGCCAAAAACGACTGCTGGTATGCCACAATATCCCCATCAATATAAATTGTGTTCTTGCTCATAGATAAACCATTCGTTTTAGTTGTTTAAGTTTCAAGTTTATTTTGTCCTTTTCAGCAACACCTTTGGTATGGTGAGCCTTGAGGAACAACTTTGCTTGATCCTTTTTCTCACGCAAAAAAGGGAATAAGGTTGAGACAGCCATATATGCTTTCTCTCCGTGAGCCCTCCAACTAAAATAGTGTCGGTTGCGTCCAGTAAATGTAGCTTTTCTTTTAATGTGTCTAAACCTACCGCCAAATAACTTAAACAATCTATGACAAACTTTTGGATAGCAAGAATCCACTTTGATTGTAATTGATCCACAGGCAACAACCAAACAACCCTCTCCATCCACATATCCCGCAAGGTAGCTAATTTCATTGGGTGCAATGGCCTTTAGTTTTAATGTGTCTCGGCCCAATTTTGGCCTACACGATATTCGCCTGTTAATGGACATTTGAAGTTAAATAATTTCCCGGCATCCTCTATGGATGCAACGGCTGTTTTGCCGACTTCATCTGCAATATCCGCCCTGCACTCGATCTGCATTTCATCGTGGATATGGGCTACTAGAGCATAATCAGGCCCAAAGATAAAGCCTAATTTTTGAAGTTTTTCAAGTAATAATATAGTAGACATCTTCATAACCAACGCTCCAGCACTCTGCAAAAGCGTGTTTAAAGCGGAGTGGTTGCTCCTAATTGGAAGCTTTCTGCCGTCTAACCCGGCCAACCAATTCCTTTGCTTTAGGGTGAAGTCTATGCTTTCCTTCAGTTTCTTTAAGGCCGGGGTCTTTTCTAAAAACTCTCGCTTAATCCTTCGTCCTTCGTCCTGTCCTTTTCCGATAATGTTACCGATTTTTTCATCCCCTGCCCCATACAAGAATGCGTAGATGAATGTTTTCGCATCATCCCTCGTTGGCAATCCAGCGGAAGCTTGATTAAGGGTGTGGATATCCCCTTGTATAATTTCGTTTGCGTAGGCTCCTCCATCGTATCGAGCCAAATAGTGTGCCAAACACCGCAACTCCAACCCTGAAGCGTCCGCCCCCACCAATTTTTTACCCTCTCCAGCAATGAATAACTCTCTACATTCTTTTCCATATTCGCTCCCTACCCTTGGTACTTGGGCTATGTTTGGTTTAGAATGTGTGCAACGCCCGGTTATTGCACCATTCGTATTTACCCTTCCGTGAATCCGCCCATTGGGGCGAACCAACTTTAACCAAGCTTCGTTCCCTTCTGCAAGCTGTCCAATCCTCTTTTGAAGGAGGAGATATTCAAGCAAGGGTTTGGCCTCTGTATAGCCCATCCCCGCAAGAGTTTGAAGCACCGCTTCATCCACTTTGGGTTTTCCATCAGGGGTAAACTCTTTTGGCTCCCACTTGTATTTCTTTTTAAATCTTTCCGCAATTTCTTCCCGGCTCCCCGGATTGAATGGTATCCGCCTTTGTTTTTGCTCACCCTCTTGTACTAGGCTTAAGCCTTCCTTTTGGGTTTTGTTGTTTTCCTTTGCCCAGCGTTTCGCCTCTTCAGAGGCTTCCGCTTTGGTGGCGTAGGTTTTGTCCAAGAAAACATAGCTTCGGGATTTAAGTCGCTCAACATTAGGCTCAAATACTCGCTGAAGTTCTTGCTCCAGTTCAACCCTGCGTTTAGCCATCTTAACATATAATTCCTCCGCTTGTTTTTTGTTAAATGCAAAGCCGTGCTTCTCCTGAAGCAATAAAGCCTGTGCAAATTTGTGTTCCAAATCCAAAGCAACATCAGAGTAATTCTTAAGCTTAATGTTTTCCCAAAGCTTTAAAGTTACTTCGACATCCTTTACGCAATAGTCCTCCATCTCCTTAGACCATCGGCTAAAATCCCCGCCTTCCTTAAAGTCACCCTTGCGTAAACCAATCCGATAACCCCAAGCTTTTAGGCTGTGAGAACCAATCAACTGCTTAGGAAACCAAGCATTCTTCCTAGCAAAGGAAAAATCTTTTTCCCTGATGTCGGCCCAAATCAACCGGGTACAAACTAAAGTATCCCGAATAGAAGCCTGAGGGTAAGCGTTATAAAGCTTAAACAAAACAGGAATATCAAAACCCAATACATTGTGCCCAACAATAATATGTTCTTTTGGGTCTGCGTTAACCAAAAAATCAACGCCTTCCTGAACAGGGTTATGCCCTTCGGCATCATTATACCGGGTGGTTTTGCCTGTCTTTGTATCGTGAATCACAATACAATGTATGTTCTGCGTTTCGTCCAACAATCCGTCACTCTCCAAATCAAACACAAGTGCGTTCATTTTGTGTCCTCCTGTTTTCGTGTATCGTATTTTTTCTGTAGTCTTTTGGCAATAACTAAAACCATATCAACCCGCATTTGAATTGTTTTTAGCTTTAGGTTTTTGCCGTGGTCTTCGCCCTGCCTGTACTTTCTGAGCCGTTCTTGGGCTTCTTCCAAAAGGGCTATGCTCCAGCCTATTTCTGCCTTTATCCCCTTTGTCCTATGCTTCATTGTAGCTCCTCAGGTAAATCAACCGGGGCTTCTCCCATATCCACAAGCCGTCCCCTTTCGTTGTCATATTCCAAATAAGAAGCTATGCCTGTTTCCCCGGTAAAGCGGTTCTTCAGGATTCTCACAATTGTTCTATTTCTCTGTGCCTCGTCTTGCTGATTCCGTTCCAGCCCAAGAACCATATCGCTTAATTGAGCAATACCAGCAGAACCACGAAGTTGACTAAGGCTGGTACTGGCTCCCTCCTCGTGGCCTCTTCCCTCTGGTCTACGAAGATGGCTAACAATAATCATCCCTACTTTTAATTCCTCAACTAAGGAACGAAGCTTAGTCATTGTGTTGTCAATCAACCTCCGTTCATCTCCGTCACCCATACCAGAAACCACAATGCTGAGATGGTCTAGGATAATCCAGCCACACCCACAGCCTTTGGACATATAGCGAATTCTGTTCATAAGATTGCTTGAATCCATTGAACCAAAGTGGTCATAAGTAAAGAAACGCCCCGAAGCCAAACACGAATCAAAGGCTTTCTTTAGTTCTTTTTCGTCTATGTCCTTCCTTAAATGAAGAGGAGTAGACATTTCAATTCCCAATATCCCCAAAGTTGTACGCCTTACTGATTCTTCCAAGGCAATGTAACCAACGCTTTGGCCGTGTACCAACAAGTGATGGCTTAGCTCCCGGCAGAACTGGCTCTTACCAATCCCCGATCCAGCGGTTATTGTCACAAGCTCCCCCTTCCTCAATCCGTGGGTCATTTTAGTAAGCCCCGGATATGGGTATGGAATAGCCTCCTGAAGATCAACTTTAGTTATATATTCCCAAAGATCAGTTCCGCCAACAATCCCATCTGGCCTGTACTCCTTGGCCCTCCACATTGCGTCAATAACCTCTGTACCCTTCCCGGCCACAAGCATCTCATTTGCATCCTTTAATGGTAAGCTCGCAATCCTAGCCTTCCTAGGGGACAGCAAAGCAGAACACTCCTTGCTGGCTTGTATCCCCGGCTCATCGTTATCAAACATAAACACAACCACCTCAAACTGCTCAAGCCATTCCAAGTTCTTAGCCACGGCTTTGACCGCTCCCTGAGCACCATTAGGAACAGACACTACAGGCCACTTATTCTGGTAAAGCTGGCTTACGGAAAGAGCGTCAATTTCCCCCTCCGTAATCGTAACCATTTTAAAATTCCCCTTCCAAAGGTGCATTCCATAAAGCCCCATCCTGTGCCCATCGCCAATAATTTTAAAATCCTTGTTAGGAAACCGAATCTTTTGGGCAATAACCTTGCCGTCCATATCCTTGTAATTGGCAATCTGAACTGGCCTTCCATTGTAGTGCCCGATCCTGTAGTCCCACTTCTTACAAGTATCCAAGGTCAGTCCCCGCTTGTTTAAATCAATATGTTCGCCATCTACAAAAGCTTCCTGTGGCATCATTTCAATCATCCTCCTTTGTGCTGTGTTTGTTGTGTTGCTGTCCGCCTTAAAATACGTCCTGCAAGCAAAGCAGTATCCGTGCCCATCATCATACCTTGAAAGGGCATCGGATGATCCGCATTTTGAGCAAGGTTCGTGTGCTACGAAACTGCTCATTTAACGCAAAACACCTCCGTACCAAACAAACGTATTTTGGCTGTGCCTAGATAACAAGCCGTGTACTTAACCGGGGCTTGGTCTTCTAGCTGTTTCTCAAGATATTCAAAGCGGTCTTTGGTTATGCCAATTCTAGTTGGCTTCGCCCCATATTTTGCTTCGAAATCGTTTACAAAGTCTAGCAAGTTTTCTAAGCTCATCTCTCTCCTTTAGCCAATCCTCAGGGATTCGGCCCTCTGCAAAAGGAAAACCATTTTTGGTCGCCCATTCTGCGTATGTTGTTTTGGTGTGTTTGTTAAGCCTGTTGCTGGCTCTTTGAAAAACCAAACGAATATCAATCCACGGACTAGCCTTTTTGACAAGCACTAACTTTGACCTGTCGGCTGAACGAAACCACCCCTTTGCCTCTACAATGATCCCATTCCACAGGATGAAATCAGGCGTGTATGCACACTTCCGAATGTAGGGCAAACGGATGGATTCGTACTGGAACTTAGCCCCCGCCTTTTCAAGGTGTAGGGCTATGTTGTGTTCCAGCGTGGAACGATACTTCTTTGGTTTAGAAGTCGCCATTCCCCTTGGCCTCGGCATCGCTACCAAACACATTGTCAGGAAGGCTTTCACCTCCGCTAACATATCCTTCCTCCTCTGCCGTAAAGCCAAAGGCTTCAGCGTTGGCAACACCGCTAGGGGATTTAAGATCAATCACCTGAACGGCCTTGCAACGAAGGCTTGCCCCAACCCCAAGAGCCGGGGTGTACCAAGGGAACACCTCGCAAGCAACTTTAATGATGCTACCACCACCAACTCGCTCCTTGATTACCTTTCCTTTGGTATCAAACAAAGCGGGACGCTGTTCCCATTCTTTGCCTGACTTCTTGCTTTTAACCTTGGCGGAAAGAGCAAACTTAATCCGCATCTTCCCGGTCTTGTTTCCTTCCTTGTCAGTGTCTTCCTTAATCGGAAGCTCAGCCACCTTCAATTCCTTCTTCTTAAGAAGTCGGCATTGTTCAGCGTAGTATTCTTTGACGCAAGCCTTCACCGATTCGGCAAAGCTCTTGGCTTCGTTTGGATCGCAAAGCAAGCTGACAGAGTATTCCCCATCAGGCTTAAACTTTGTGTCAGGCTCATTCAGTTTAGGGTAGCTTGCAACTCCCTTGGGGGAGACAAGCTTAAGTATTCTATTGTCCATTGTTGTATCTCCTTTTTAGGTTAGTTCACGGACACTTCAGTATCCGAGTCATCCAAGACCTCTCTTGGAAAAACTTCTGCCGGGGCAAACTGCAAAACGTAATTCTTAGGCCAGCGGAAACCGCAAGCGTAAAGAAACTTTTGGAAGCTAATCAAAATGTCATCCAGCTTCCCCGAATGGGTAGACATTGTTACCTGAGTCTCAGGTTGGTTTTCGTAGCGTGAGGAATGAACAAAGGTAGTCACTTGCCTACCCTCATCCTCAAACTCGTATGGTTTTGGTTCTCGATTCATTTGTTGTGTGTCCTCCTTTTGTTAGCCAAAGATATAGTTGGCCTCCCATACCTGTCCAGCGTCAAAGTCGCCCTTAGCAAAGTTATTAGGCAAGCTTATGTCTGGTTTAATACGGCTAATGCAGTTTTTGAATTCAACTAACTGGTCATCTTTAAAGATGGAAACCATTGAAGCCTTAATCTTGCGAGTCAACTCCGAAACAAAATTGGCGTGAGTCCCAAAGCAATCGTGTATCGCCACTACGCTGGTATGCTCAAAATCGCACAGGGCAAGGTGTAGGATGCTTGCGTCCAAGCTGTGGATAAAATTGGGGGAAACCGCAAGCTTTTGTTTAGTATCGTCCACCTTTTTAAGGTTTTCTTTTTGCAACAAAACATACCGAAACTTCCCGGCCAAATTGGTCTTAACCGAAACCCCGCTACTCGCCATATACGGCTGAGCCACCAAGAATCCGCTAGGGCTTATCCAACACACCGGGCTATTGGCCTTAGCCACAGGACTAGCCACCGAAGCAAGCCACTCCATACATTCCATTCCTTTGGGGATAAACTTCTTTACGGCCTGAACGCATTGTTTGGCTAGGTACATAGTACACTTCCAAAAGTCTGGAATATCTTTGGGCAAACCTCCGTGCTTGGTTCTATACCAATTTTCAATTCCCGCACGAATGCCATACAAGGTGGAGCCATAGGGAAGAGTCATACAAACAGGCTTGGTAAGCTTGCGATCCAGCACCTTGCTTTCCCAGAACCTTGCATAATCGCTATCATCTTTTCGTAACAAAATGTGTAGCTCTCCCAAAACCTTTCCGTAAATGTCCGAAGGTTCGTGCCTGTAATTCAAGTTCGTATGGCTTGCACTTTCGGCATCCCCGGTAAGAAGGGAAAGAATCTGTAGACCGCTGGCTGTGCAATCCAAAGTAACAGGCAGATGGCTTTTAAAGTTAGGCTGTTCAAACATATCCACATATTCCTTGCACCATCTTAAAAACTGCCAAGGCTCCTTTGCCTCTTGCCACCACCTAAAGTTCCACGGCTCGTTAACGCTCTTTCTAATTCTTTCTCTGTTGCTTTTAAGCCAATCCGTACAATCTTGCAATGTCCCTTTTAAACCAAACAACCCTGCCCCATATTTTAAAAGATGGCTTAAAGATTCGTTGTCATTCAACGGCTGGCCTTCAGAAAACTCCAGCAACGCTTTTGCATAATCCGACCCTTGA